CAAGTCACGCAGGCCGTCAGCCAAGTTGCGCACCATCACCTCTGTCTGGCCCGCAGCGGCCTGCACAGACGCCTGAACGGCTGCCTTGGTGGTAGACTGCAATGCGTCAGGATTAAGCCCCACAGAAGCGCTTGTAACGCCCGTCTTCTGCTCGGTGAGCTGATCCATATACGCAAGCGCAGATAGCGTCTGACCGGCGACAAACGGCACGCTGAGATCCTGCACAGATCCGGCTTGGCGCATCCGCACAAGTGAGCCAATCTCGTTATTTAGGACATCGTCTATATTTACTGCGCCATCCACGATACCAATGCGCGGATTGTTGGTCATCGCCACGTTGTCCAAGATGCCACGCAGAATAGACGTCGCGGCGTCTTGATCGTTTTCCACCAGCTCAGAAAGGCTGTGTCCGTACCAGCTGTGTGGCTCTGGGTCGATCTCAAACTTGGCAAACGGGATCTCGTCGCACGGCATGAAGTCTAGCAGCTCGTATGATGTGCCGCCGCAGAGAAACTTGTACAGCACCGGCACGCCGGTTCCGTCAACATCCATACGCATGTAGGCTTCTGTGATGCCGACAAGCTTCATGGACGGGTCTAGCTCGTCTTCGTCTGACAGGTCTTCCTCGTATCCTTGGCGCTCAAGAACCTCTGCGCCAGACATGTCGTTTGTGCCGTCGAAAGGCGTCAGGTTGGAGATGACCTCGAAGTCAAAACCCATCTCGACCAGATCGCCGACGCGCATGTCTGTGCGGTGCGCCACGACATATGCGTCATCAAATGACCGGCAGTCGCGGTTTACGAAAAACTCTTCCGGCGGGATGCTTTCGATGCGCAGCTCGCCCTTCATCTCCGTGCGGCTAATCTTGACCGAATGTACAGGAAGCTCGATCTGCATGCCCATCTCGTCCATCTCGATGGACATTTCCATCGTATGCTCGATCACGTCCACGTTATCCTCTTGGATCAGAAACGTGTATTCGTCATCAGACAAGTCGGTGTAGGTGTAGATCTCGGCCACGGGATAATCATGCCAATATGCCTTCACGATGCCCTGCTTCTTCACCATAGCGTCTTGGAAGGCGTCGTTTAGCACGCGGTAGCCGTTCAAGCGCGTAAACTCGTGCTGGATGTAGCTGGTGGCCTGCTCGGCCAATGCAACGTCTTCTGGCCCCTTCGGGATAAACTCTACCGGCCTCGCGGTGGACATGAAGATCCGCATCAGGCTTGGCTTCACAGAGCGTACGGTATCCCGTACCTTTGTGGCCACAACCTTGCTCCGACCGTCTTCGTGGCCAATATCAACCTCGCCGTCGTAGTAGCGCTGCGCCTTGATGCGGTCTTCGCTGATCTCGCTCTCAACGAAGTCAACGGCCTCGCTGATCGCATTCTGAACAATGCTTTCTATCTCGCGGCGATCTTTTGGTTGTGGTTGCATGTTATTGTTCCTCAGTTCCAGCTACTGCGCCAACGATATAGGGTGCCATTGTCTTTTCTATTCTAGCAAAGTTTTTAGGATTACTTACATCCAGCAAAAGATCCTTCATTATATCAGGGTCTTGCACGGCATCAATTAGCAGCCTTTGCGCCTTTGCATTCGTAATGCTTTCTAAAAATTGCTGAACTCGGCCAGACGCAATTTGTGCTGATTGCAAGCTACCGCCAAGTCCGCCACCTAATTGAGCGCCATATCTCGCCGCAAGGATACGTCCGGCGACAGAAGAAATAACATTTGGCTTAAACATCGCCATTGTGTTGCCGGTGGATGATAAAACCCTAGCTTTGTCTAGCTTTTCAAGCTCTTTTGAAATTATACGCAACCTAGACATTTCGCCCTTAGACAGCGCTTGCTGGGCAATGCCGCCTAACACCTCGTCGCTCAATGCCTCGGACAGTCTAGTTCCGCGAAGCTCTGACGTAGCGCCAGCCTCGCCCGCGACCTCAAGCACCCTCGTTGACCTTGATATTAATGCCTTAGATATTGCTCGTTTCACACCATCTAGCGCTGCGCCTGTTTTATCTTTCTTTGCAGACGCAATTAGATTAGCCATCGCTTTGGTTGGGTTTGGCGCAGATATAACCGCGTCTATTGCCCTTTCTGGATTTGATGCAGCAAATTTAGCAGATGTGCTTTCTTTTATAGATTTTGACAATTCAGCGCCGCGATCTGTAACGTCTCTAACCCGTTGTTGGCTGGATATTGATTGCTCAATCTCAGACCTTACGTTGGGGAACTCGTCTAATAAGCGCTTATTCGTGGTTAAAAAGTTTTCTGCTGATGATCTTGAGAATTGATCGCCAGTAAACACTTTTTCATTAAAAATGTTGCGCAAGTAATTTGCAGTAGCGTTTGTCGCTTCGCCTGTGTCTGGCGCGCTTCTGACGGCGGCAAGAATATCCTGCTGCGCTAAGAAGCCTTTATCCCCACCGGCCCCAATAGTGCTTTGTAGCGTAAGCTCTCTTGGCGTTGCCTCTTCGCCCCGCACGGTTCTTTTTAAAAGTTTACCAGCTGTTCCCTTGGAGAACTTGTCGTGCATCTGGCGGCTAAATGTGCGGGCCTCAACGATTGCTCTATTCACGTCGGTATCTGGCCGAATGTCATCTAGGCTTGCAAGGATAGAGTCAGCGATCTGGTTGGCTATTCTGGCCTGATCCCTATTCACCTTGTCGCCAGACACTGCATTTCTCGCAGTGTCACGCATAGCTGTGTATAAAGAATTTACTTCTTTTACCCTGTCAGTGCCTTGAGCGGCAGTAGCTTTTAAAAATGAATTTGCTTCTGCCGGAATATTTTTGCGACCTATTCGGGTTGCCCCCTCAGACAAAGACTGAATGGTTGACCTTATGCCAGACACATCCATCTCAACTTCATCAGGTATCTTATCCCAAAGCATTTTCTGATTTGCTTTGGCAACCTTTTCAGCCCTGCGCAGCTCATCGGCAACAATATTGCTGGCCTTAATCGAGTCAGTTTCTGAGGCTGGTATTTTCTTTTGCGCTGATGCTCTGGCGGCAGCGATATAGTTATCTAGCGTGTCTGAAAACTCAGCTTGGCGTTGGGCTACAAATGCCTGCGCGTCTTCAACCTTACCCCCAAACTCAAGGCCTTCTCTTGCGGTTGTTTCGGCTTCAAACTGGCGCTGTGATATTGCCTCTGCAACTTTTGGGTCTTGCTGCATTGCTGCACGCTGCAACTCAATAAGCTTTGCTTCGTTTGTTTGCTCGGCAGGCGTCAAGCCAAGCTCAGTATCGCCTGATCTAATTCTTCCAGCGACTTCTATGGCTCTTTCCCTGCCGCCAGCAAGCTCACGAACACGCTCCCCAGCCAGACGCCTAGCGCCTGCTTGCGTGAACGGCGCAACAGCACCGGCAGTGGCGCTTATTCCAGTTCCAAGAAAAGGTGTGGCTTTGGCAACAGCAGCTGCGCCACGTCCGGCGGTTCTCAGTGCTGGGCCAACTGCTGCGGGGGTCAAGCCACCCGCAAGGCCAGCGATTTGTTGTGCTGTTTCGCCGTACCCCCTACGCTCTGCTTCTTCTGCGGCAGTGGCAGCAGCGCCACCAGCAGCAAGCTCTGCTGCAAACCCGCCAGTTGTTGCAAGCTGCGGGGATACTGTTCTGGCCACTTGCCCAATAAGGCTTGGCGCGGCCTGCAAAGCCTGCACACCTTTAGCCACAGGAACAGCGGCAGCAGCGGCAGACCCAATTCCAGCTCCAAGGTTTTCCACAAAACCTTCTGCCTCGCCTTCAGCAACTCTAACCCCGCCCGCAGCCATTAAGTTCTTTAAACCAGTTGTCGCGGAGCCTGTGTATTCGTCAAATGGGTTTATAAAGTCAACTAATCCACCAACACCTTCGGCAATGGATTTATTCATCTGTGCGGTAAAACCATCACCCTCTTCGACAGACTCCTGCACCTCTGCCTCGGCTTGCAATGTTTTAGCAAGGCGCGCCATTTTTCTTGCCGACTCCATGTCGCCTTTGTCATGCGCGATCCTCATGGCCTTCAAGGCATTTTCAAATGTTAAGTCTGCCATTATCAAAGCTCATCTTGCTGCAATAGTGAATTCATCAAATCAATTTCAACAGGATCAACTGCGGAGCTTGGCGCTGGGTTTAGCTTTCTATCTATTGCGTTTTTAAGAGATTGATATTGGCCCAAAAGATCCTTAACTGGTTGAAGCGAAGACTGAGCAGACCGCCTAGCTGCTGCTGGGGCAGTTGAGTCTTTTGATATTGCATCTGCATTGCTTAACGTTCTTTGCAGCATATCAATAACCTTATCCGCTTTTTTTCTAGCTGCATCTGGGCCAGTGCCAATGTCTGAGGGGGATATGGTCAAAAACTCTTCTACCCTTTCCCTAATAAAGTTTGTGGGCTTCCCAGCGAATTGGGTGTCGGCAAGAGCCAAAGTCTCAAGTTTCAACACATTCATCGCTTCAGCCACTTCGCCCGCCTCTCCCGCAACCTGCCCCGCTCCAATAGCGTCAGTCACTTTGTTTAGGTAAAAATTAGCCCACCCACGAGCGCCCGTGGCAAGGGTTGGATCAAGCCCCTCAAACTGACCTGCGGGGGCGACGTCAACATCCTCCACCTCTGCGGCAACCGATTGAGGCACGCTTGGGGCGATGACCTTGCCTGTTCCTTTATCTATTAGCTGCACTTGGCCTGTTATCGGGTCTTGGCTAGTGGTCAATCTCCCATCCGCTATTGCTATGGCAGTCGCTCGATTAAGACCAGTCTCCATTAGCCTTTGAATTTTATTTTCAGCAGCAGAAACTTTAGTGGGCTTTGCCGACAATAACTGTTTTTCCAAACCAAACTTATAATCTGCCAATTCCTTCTGCCGCTCAAACGCACGACGCTCGCCAGCTTCTGCAAATAGCTGAGCTGCTGCTTGCTTGGGGTCTAGCGTTCCTGCTTTTACCATGTCGGCAAGATCAGTCCGGCCAGCTTTCTCAAGCATATTTACCGTGCGGTTGCCTTTGATCTTATCTGCGCGTTTCAGCTGCGCCGCCTGCAAGACTTGCGGCAAGTTTGGATCAGGATTGATCGACATGCTGTTTAACCATCCAGCAAACGCGCCCGCCATATCCTTGCGGCGCGCTGACTTTTCCTGACCGATAAAGTCCTCTTCGTCGAAACCTGCGTTTTGGTTAATCATGTCGTTCATTCCTTACATCGCTGCATACATAAATGGCAGCTTCAGATAATCAAACAGTCCGGCCTCTTTTGTACTTGTTTGAGACTGAGGCGTTGGCGTAGCCCCAAGCGCCGCCAATGGCGCTGAAAGCGCTGCCTGCGGTGCGCCTGTGTAGCCTGCATATTGGCCGCGCGCCGCGTCGATAAGCGCCTGCTGCAATCCTTGCTGCATAAGACCCTGCTGCATCTGCTGCTGCTGGATCGCTTGGCCAGTGCCGAATGCCTGCTGGCCAAGCCCAGCGAGCTGCCCTGCCGCACCCAAACGCGTACCCATTGCGGATTGCTGCGCTGCCAAGTTTTGCGCCTGAGCAGATGCCGCCTGCTGAGCCGCGTATTGCGCAGCAGCGTTTTGCGCTGCCACATTGGATGCTTGAACTTGCTGGCCGCGAGCAATGTTTGCCGCCTGCGCCTGCTGCAGCGATCCAACGCCAAAGCGCTCGGCAGCTTGACGCGCCGCGACGTTTGCCGCTTCCGTTGCCGCTCGCTGGCCAATGTCGAACTGAGCCGCGCCCATCGCCTGCTGGAACCCTTGCTGACGTAAACGCGCCGCCGCGTCTGCCGCCTGCTGCCCGTATTGCGCGCGCGTTTCCGCTTCCGCAACGCCTTGGCGTGACCCGCCAAACGCTCTTGCGCGCTGGGCTTGCGCGCCCTGCACGTTGAGCGCCTTTTCCTGCGCAGACGCAATATCGCGCATGGTCATGTCGATGACTTCCTGCTGATACGGCGACTGATACTGGCTGATGTCAGTCGTTGCGAGCTGCTGAGCCGCTGCCTGCGATGGCTGGTATGCGAAGCCAGTTTGCTGTCCGGCGACGGCTTGCTGGGCTGGCGTATACCCAACTGCCTCGATCTGGCGTGGCGTGAAGCCGAGGCCGCTTTGCGCGGTTCCCATCGCCTGCTGCAATGCGCCAGCCGCTGCTTGGTTTACGTTAAACCCAGCAGTCGGGGCCAATGCAGGCGGCGCGGGCTGCGCTGCCGGTTGCGCTGTCGGGGCGATTGGCATCATACCGAGCTGCGGCCCTGCGCCTGCTACTGGCATCGCTACCTGACCGCCACCTTTTGCACCTTGTCCAGCCATTATGCTTCTCCTCGTATTGCGCGGGGCTTGAGCATGCCGCACACGCGGCTAAACGGCTCGCCAATCGCCATAATAATTTTGCCGACCACATTCGGCTTGTGCTTCTCTGGGCGCTGCCTATGCGCCATCTCTGCCGCCCACGCCTTGACAATGGGCCACATAACTGCGCGAGCGACTTTGGCCCCGCGTGTATCCTTCTGTATATACTCAGCCAGTGGAGCAGCCCACGCGTGATAGCCTTCCATAAGCTCAGGATCATTACGGTGCAGCCACACGCCGTAGCGCTGATCTAAGCGCCAGATTTCGCGCGGCAAGTATCCGAGGCTGTAATATGCAGAGCAAAGCACGGTGTCTAATCCACCGCCACCGCCACCACCGCCACCGCTGTCGCTAGATGTGGGCCTCACGGGGGGAGCTATTGCGGCAGCGGGCGTTACGGTTAATTCTTCAGCTTCACCCGCATAATCGGTAATCCCTAAAGCGTCTCCAATCGAGCCAAAGAAGTCTCCAACAGCGCCAAAATCCCCAACACCATCTGCGCCGCCGCCTGATAAAAAATTACCTGAGTCTGAGGCTGGAGTTGATATAATTGGCGTGTCATTATCATTGCTTGATGCAAGGTATGCGCCAGTTGACGCGTCATAAACCATGTTTGGCGGCGCTGCGGCAATCATCTCTGCAACGGTCGGGTTTTCAATCGGGTTATTTACACCACCAACCTGATAGGAGTCATCAAGCAATATCTGACCAAGCAATGTATTCGCCGCCAAGCCAATTAAACCCCCTTCAATATCGCTCATTACCTGCTGGCCCATTGACGCTTCGCTTGTGTCGGTTATCCCTTCGGCGGGGTTTGTAATCACCGTGGAAGCCTGCGCATTTGGTGACGGCGAATATGCCGCCTGATTTGCCGCGCCCAAAGCGTCATAGAGCGGGTCTGACGTAGTGGGCTGTGACACTGGCGTTAAATATGCTCCGTAGTCTATTTCTGGGGTGGCGACCCCAACTGGCGAATAGCCTTCTGCGGCGGCCAGTCGTGGGTCGACTTGGCCAATATCATATCCAGCAGAAACGGTTGATCCAAATTCATTAGTGGCATATGAGCTTTCATCCGCATCAGGCGCATATGATGTATAATCTGTTCCGCTTAGGGATGAGCCAAGCGGAAAGTCAGATGCGCTATAGATAGGAGTTTCTGTGTAAAATGATGGATCAACCCCAGCCTCCGCTTGCATAGCGTCCAAAGCCGCCTGATTGGGGTCAAGCACCCCAACTTGCTGGCCGCTTTCTGCGGTGAATGCATCTCCATAGTCAATGTCTGGGTTATAATATTGCACTTCCTGACCGCCAACTCCAACACTTGTCGGGCCGACTAAAACTTCTGTTGATGGCGTAAAGTTATATACACTCTCCGGCCCCGCAGCTGCCTGCGCCTGCGCAATCGCCAACTCGTTTGCACGATCTGCCGCTCTGATGTCTGCCATCGTACCCATAGTGCTGTAATCCACAGCGGGCTGCACGCGTGTTCCTGCTTGGCCTGTCACGGGATCAATGAAGAAGCTCTCAATGTATTGCGCCTGCGCTGGGCGCTGCGCGGCAAGCTCGTCAACGGCCTGCTGGTACAATGGAGCTGCGCTATATCCGCGTACACCGCCAGCAAATTGCGTTGGCTCTGGCATGCCACCCATAATATCAGCTTGCGCTGTTGGCGTTCCCAATCCAAACGCAGACGCAACATCAGCGGTTTGCTGGAAGCCCGCCTGCTGAAACGGCGTAAACGCGGCAACATCTGGCCCGAAATACGGCACATAGCCAATCTGGCTAATGCCTTCGGCTTTGGCCAAGTTACGGCGCGCCGCCTCTTCAATGTATTCTGGGATCGTAACTGATGACGTTGTTGACCCGCCCTTGCCACCTGACATTATTCAAACTCCTTCACATATGAGGCGTGCAGTGGCACCCAGCCATGCGCCTTCAGTGGTTTCTTCCAGCCAAACCGGCCCGTCATGGTCAACGCAGAGCATCCTTGCGCTTTTGCCCATGCTATCACATCTTCATGCATTTCTAAAATCTGATCCAACTCGCCGCCGCCAAGAAACACGTTTAAAACTTTCTTTCTCGGATATACCACTATTTCGGTCACTATGCACCCCCTCGGCGTGGGCCAGAGCTGCATCGTTCCCTTGTATATACCTTCGGCCACGTCGATGAAGTCATGCGTGCCGCCGGAATACTCCAAGGCAGCCTCAATCCAGTCACGGCATCTCTCCAGCTCTTTATCCATGAAGCCTCGTAATTGCTAAGGTTGACGCGGGTATCGCTGGCACCGGCGAAGACGCTGCGGTGTAATTCAGAAAGCCGCTTGTGCTGTCGATCATGTAATTCACTTCCAAGTAGTCATTCGCCGCAACAGTGAATATCTGCGTGCGCGACGTGACCAGCGTGGCGTTATTCTGGTGCAGCGCAGTGGTCATGCAGCTGTCTGCCACGTTTGTGCCGTTTACGCTGGGCCAAAAATAGAAGTGAACAGTGCTGGCTGACGTTGATGATATTTGCGCCGAGAACGATACAACATATTGGCCCGCCTCCTCGAACACGATGCGCGACGCTGGCGTGCCTTGCGTGATGCCGTCATTGCCTGTGGGCGCGTCATATGTGAGCTTGTACGCCGTGTTGGCGGCAACAGGCGTGACGTCTGACGTCAGGATGAAATCAGCGTGGCCATCTTCCAGCACGATCTGCCGCCACTCGCCGTTTTTGCTGACAACGGGATACAAGTTTGTGCGATCCCACATCAGCACGCCATCTTCTGCTGCGCTTTCGCCGCCCGTCTGCTGCACAAGCGGTGATCGCGTCTGACCAAGATAGAGCATCATGCGCCGCGCCCATGACTTCCAGTCATCGCCCTGCGGCTCTGGTGCGCGGTACTGCTGCGTCATCTACGTCCACCCGCAACAGTGTCCAGTCGGTTTATGCCAACGCGCCAGTCGGCAAGCCTTGCCCCGTCAACGCGCATCCGCACCTGACGGCCAGTGAAGCGCATGCTGGTTGGGTTGGCCATGCTAAACGGCCCGTATGATCTCTCGGTGCCGTTTGGATAGAAACGCGTCTTAAACGTAGCGCTGACATCGCCTTGCGTTTTTTCGTCTGGGATCATCTCCGTCACGCTAATGACGTTATCGCCAGTGCCAAGCATAATCGGGCCAGTTTCCGCGAACGGCGTCAGGCCGCCATACTCGAACCCGATCTCATGCTCGTATATCTTCTTGTCTGACGGATCAAACATCATCGGCTGCCTGAATGTGCCGGAGTCAGATCCTGCCGTGCGCGCCAGCTCGCCAATAGACCACGTATTCTCGACGTAATTATACACGGCGTATCTGTTGTTTTCGTTTGATGAGCTGGACGGGTAGAACCACCATATCTCGCCAAAGTCGCCATTTGACATGGCAAACGCCTTGCTGATTTGCGCGCGGTTGATGTCGTTAAACACGTAGTCAGACACGTCGCTCTGGATCTCCTGCACGCCGCCGCCGGTGTAGGCGTAAAACGCATGCACGCCCATCCAGAAGCACCCAGCGTCAACCTTGGCATATGCAAGATTAGCCGCAAGCCCGCAGGCTGCGCCAACGCGCTCAATGCCGTACACATATGGCGGGCCAATATAGTTGGCCACATGCGCGTCTGTCGTTGTCAGGATAAGCGTCTGCCCGCGAACATTCACGCCAGCCATAATCTGCCCGCTCGTCTGCAACTCAAGATCGCCAGCCTCGTTTGTCGCGGCAGGCGTCCAAGTCGTGTTGTCTTCGCGGTCAGACCACTGAACAAGGCGTGGATTGCCGCCTGCGCCGAGGCACATCAAAAAGCGCTCTGCCGTGACAACAATGCTGCGGTTATTAACTGGCGCGTTGGCGACCTGCGCAGCAATCGTGCCGGTGTTAAGCTGCCATTCGTAAACCTTGCCGTCGTCTTCGTTATTGGCCAGCAAGTATTCGCCCCACGGCTGCAACGCCCAAGCGGTCGCTGGCTGGATGCGTACAGTGTCTGGCCGCGCAACGCCGTATGCGTAGCTGCCGAATAAACCGCCGCCGTATCCAGTAAACGCTATAGCGTCTTCGCGGCCAGCGGTCAGGCCGCTCGGCGTGATGTCAAATTGGTTGCCCGCGCTGTTGTAGACGTAAAGCTTGTTATATGTGCCGGCAGCAATCCAGCGGTCGCTGCTGTTGTCGATCCACGTTGTCATGCCGCGCGTGATCGCAGCGGTTGCCGTGTCAGATCTCTTACGCCAACCCTTGACCGGCTGCATCGTGCCGTCGATCCAACGGATCAAGCTGGCATCGCGCCAGCGGCCCATGCTCTGCAAGTCGGTGCCGTTGCGGTAAACCCCAGCGGGTACGTCTAATCTAATCAGAGCCATCGTTGCCTCGTTGGTGTTGCGCGCTTGCCGCAGTGTAACACATGACCATTTGATGCGCAAAAGGGCAGCGTTTTGCTGCCCCTAGCGTTTTCGTTGTGCTGCGCGGCTATTCCGCGTCAGGCTCAAGGGCAGCTTTCAGCTCGGCCATGAAGCCCTGCCTGCCCATCTGAAGCTGCACCAAGTTAAACTGCGCAGAGCCGATCTTCTGGTCTAGCGAGTTGATGTGATTTATGCACATCTTTGCAGTGTCGCTTAGTTGATCTTCGGTGTATTCCACATCGTCAATCGTAATGACCTTTTTGTCTTCAGTCACGTTGATCTCCTTTCAGGTTATGCTGCCCACGGAACTCCGTCAGCAGACGTTGGATTTACCATTGCGTCGATTTTTGACGCTATGGCAGCTTCAGTATCAGCTTGTGATACATGACCCCAGACCCAGCCTTGAGCTTGAGCCTCAGTAATATCTGCATAAGGTGTGAAGTCGGACGCAGAAGCATCATATTCTAGGCCACAGGTGCCATAGCTAGATGCTGAGTTGCCATCTTCATCAACGCCTGTGCAGCGCCAATGTGCAATATATACGCCACCATCTGATGTGTGACGCTCTAGGGTTGGAATAGTCCAAGTGTAAGTAATAGCCATGTTGTTTCTCCTTAAATTGCTGCAATGATGAACGCTAGTAATTCGCTGTAGCGAACACCCATGCGTGTACGTTCTTCGCCAGTTTCTTCGTCAGTCCATGTGCTTGAGATAAACATGGCATAGTCACCAGCGTCTAATCCTTCAGCCACAAATGCCGCTTGTAGGTCTTGTGCAATGATACCAAAGTGCGTTCTGGCTTCATCGCCTTTCTCAGCTACTCTATCCTTCCAGCGGAACTTACGCAGCAACCCCTTGGCAGCTACAGCAACACGTTGCTCTGCATCAGATAGCTCTGCGATGTCTTGCTTTTCGTTGCGGTCAGATGTTTGGATAGTGCCGTTGGTGGCGTATATGTCGTCGAAGCGATAGCTAGAGCTACCTATATCCATAGTGTCATCTACAACACCACCAGATGAGTTTGAGGGCCACATAATCGCAGAGGAACTGCTAAATGTAATTCCGTTAGTTGCATCATCTGCAAAGTAAACACGACCACCAGAAGTCCCAATACTCCCCACAGGTGCGCCGCTTTTGCGGAACTCAACAATATCGCCATCCGTATCTAGTTTGTTGAAGTAGGCCGATAAACCTGTGCTAGCAACTTGGATGTTCTGCGCACCAGCGATGCGTACACCTTGAGTTGTGCCTGTTTGGTTTGCAACATTGCTATCAGTAGTCCCCACCAGCAAGTTACCGCTGCTGTCGATGCGCATGCGTTCTGAAGCGCCAGTATTAAACGCAAGAGTGTTGTTTCCAGGCCATTGAATATAAGTATCTGTATCATCTTTATGGCGTATTAAGTCTGCGTACACGCTGCCACTGAGGTGGATGTCTTTGAAGCGCAGTGAAGATGTACCTAAATCCGTTGCAGCATCAGCAGATGCGCCATTCCTGCGTGGAGTTATACGCCCCTCACTTGATCCGTCACCGCCAAATTGTAGACCTGCAAACTGTGACCCACCATCAATATAAGTGGTTGCACCACTAGCTGACCCAATACTCCCCACAGTGGTGCCGTCTTTGCGGAACAAGGCTATCGGGCCGTCAGATGTTAGGCGGTTTAAAACAAGGGTTTCACCTGCTCTGCCAGCAGCAATACGCCCATCTGGCCTTGTTTCCGCACCCGCTGTAGCACCAAAGTCTGCACTCGTCTTACCCACCAGCAAGTTACCGCTGCTGTCGATGCGCATGCGTTCTGCCCAAGCAAAACCGTTGTATGTCCAGAACGCAATCGGTTGGCCCAATGTTTGTGTATCTGCGGCAATAACACCTGCACCCGATGTGTCATACCCAAGAATAATACCAGGCTGATCTGATGCGGCGGCAGTACTGCTATGAAATCTTGCCACACGATATGCCGTACCAGAAAAGCCAGTTGTTGCATCTCTAGTAACATCTAGCGTAAGTGCGGGCGAACTCGTACCAATCCCCAAGTTCTCAGCACTCGCATCCCAGAAGAACTTTGGCGTGGTGCCTGTGTCCTCGTAGAAGCTGATGTCGCCGTTGTTGGAAATCTTTAAACGATCAGTGTTGCTTGTAGTTAATGCACCTGTGGGACTAGTGCCAAACACCATACTACCGCCATAGTCCGCATTGTACTCAACACGGATTTCAGCATTAGTCCAGTTGTCACTTGAACGCTTCCAGTAAAGTCCACGATCAGATGTGCTTGCTTCTATCTGCAAGTTATCGCTGGTCAAAGTCCCAGTGATGTCTACACCTGTGCTGGTGGTGGCGAGTTTGGGTGATCCTGCATAATAAAGTCTTACATCACCACCATCGGCCAAACGCATTAAGTAGGCTGTTTGTGCTGTGTTCCTAAAGTTAATCTCACTAGAACCTTCTATAAACAAGTTTCCAGTTCCAGCTTCAGATATAAAACTACCTGCACCACTATGGTAAATCTGTAGGTCAGACCCAGCGCCAAAGATGGCTTTACCATTATCAGCGAAGGTAGCATTTCCAGTGATGTCTACACCTGTGCTGGTGGTGGCGAGTTTAAGAGAGCCGTTGTAAAACAATCTTACATCAGAGCCGTCATTGAAAGTTGCGATATTCGCAGTATTGCCAGAGTTGTTTATGACAACATTTGTGCCTAACAGCTTTAAATTACCTGTGCCGCCATCGTAAATAATACTATCCGACCCATCATGGTAAATCTGTAGGTCAGACCCAGCGCCGAAGATGGCTTTGTCGCTGTCGCCAAACGTAATATCTGCGGATGTACTAGCGCCAGCTAAGGTTGTCGTGCCTGTGGCTGTTAGGTCAGTCGTTGTCGTTAAACCGGTGACTGTCACCCCGCCCGACGTTGTAACCAGCTTCGCGCTATCTGCATACGACAGTGTTCCGGCAGCGGTCTTACCGCCGATCGCGTTGATAATCGTGTCGAGACTGTCGAAGTCTGTGTTGATCTTCGTTCCCCACGTATCCTCTGACGCGCCTACCTCTGGCTTCGTTAAGCCATATGCCGTTGTTGTCGTATCTGCCATGTCATTCTCCTATGCCGCATCGGCCCAAGTTTCGCTTGAAGCTGATGCCGGTGTCCAATCCGTCGATGTGGGGGATACAGCCGACCAGCTTTCTGGCGTGCTGCCTGCATCTTGCCACGTTTTGCTGTTTTCCGCAACAGGCGTCCACGTCTCAGGCGTGTCAGGCTCAGGCTCCCACTTCTTACGACCATTTGCGACCACAGACGCCGCGCACACGATGGTCGCGCTGTCACTCTGCACGCGGTTGCATGTGGCCGTCGTAGTTGCTACGCAGGCAGCGGTGGCGCTGTCCTCGAATATCGCAACGGCGCTTGCCGCTGTGGACGCCTGCACAGCAATCGCAGCAGCGCCATCACGAACCCTCAGACCAGACGCAACAACAGATGCAGCAGCGGATATGGACGCGGAGCCAATATGCACGCGCTCGGCCGCAGCCGTAACGCTGGCAGACGCCGCAATCGTGGCAGACGCCTCCCTGACGCGCGTGGCAGACGCGGCAACAGATGCGGCGACGGCAATGGTGGCGCTGCCCTCTCGAACGCGATCAGCAGCAGACGCGGTAGTCGTAACCGTCTCAATGATCGACGCCGCGCCACGAACGCGCACAGACGCAGCGGCGGTGGCAGACGTGACGGCAACAATGGAGGCGGCGCCAATAATAGCGCCGTCCAAGCCGTAATTGTAGCTGCCGTAGGTGCTTCGCCCGTAGCCGCTGCGATACGTCATTAGTCTAGCGTGATGTCGAGATCGCCCGCAGGAATGCGGAACACGTCGCCCGTGTCAATCGTCTTATTGGCGGTCAGGTTGGCGTAGGCCAGCAGATTGCCGCCAGATGACGCGTCGAAGATCCCCACAGCAACAACGGTGCCATATCCTGCCGTGGCGACAGGCCATTCTTCAGCGGATGTGTTTGACGCGGTGTTGCCTGACACGGTGAACGCCGTGGCTTGGCGCGCGTAACCCCCGCCAGATACCTCTGTGCCGCCGCCAGTATCGTCAGGCGCAACAGTGTATAGCGCGGTGTGCCACTCGGTCGGGCGTGTCGCGCTGTTGGTGGTAAACGACCATGTTAGAACGGTTGTCTCGAAGGTGTTGGTGAAGCTCATCTCAATACGCCTTTATCTTCATGCGGCGACCAGACCCGCCGAATTTCGCTTTATCATTGTCTGCGTTTATACCACCAATCGCGTTCGCATACAAAGATGACCACACTTGCAGGCGCGCATCGTCTTTTAGATACGGCGCAGAATGCGATAGAGCGCCATACAAATACGCGTCGGGGAAGTATTCCAACAGCCAGTTAGACGTGTTGCTGTCGGACAGCGCGCCGATCTTGGCGTAGTAATATAGCTCCGTCGCATATGTGCCATCGGGAACGGGAAACACCTCAATCTCGCCCGCCGTGATCGCGTAGTAGCGTGGCTCATATGTTGCGTTGGCCGTGCGCTGCTTGCGCTCCAAAAGCTGAAACTGGCTCATAAGCTCAAGCGGCTGCGTGTTGCCGGAGGTAATATACATCCGTATAACCTCGTAGAAGTCAGACGGCACGGCGCTATACTGCGTATCGATGTTGGCCGTGGCGCGCTTCTCCTGACGCCAGTGGCGTATCTGGCGATTCATGTCTGCCTCGGCCAGCGAAATAAACGTCGGGATGACGCTCGTCAGGTCATCGCGGTCAAGGAAGTCGCCTATGCTGGATTGCAGCTCTGCGTATGTTGTAATTGCCATCTAACAATCCCATGCTTTGCGCGACCAGTAGTTGGCGCTTAGTTTGCTTGACTTACCCTTAATCCCACCCGACCTTGCGCAGTATGATGCCTTGCGCTTGGGCTGATCCTTCTTGATAGACATATTAGGATCGCCAAAGTTAATTTTCTTTACAGTGTCGCCCTCAACAGCAAGCACCTCAAACTTCTTTGGCCCGCCACGTCTAGGTTTATTTACCGCAGAAAACCCGTGGCGCTTCTTGGCTGCTGCTATTTTCTCTGACTTGGTGCGGGGCATTAGTACATTCTGCCCGTTGAAAGCTGCTGCTTATACATCTTAAATATGTTGCGCATCACATCTGCGTTATCGATAAACTGATACATCATAGGGTCTTGCTTTGCACGCTCCATAAATTGCGCAAACTCTGGATCTGCGCCAGAAGGAATAGGCATGCCTTCTTGTGGGCTAGGTCTGCCCATCGGCATAGGAATGCCAGCTTGCGGGCTTGGCCCTTGTGAAGCTGTAGGTGCAGCAGGCATACCACCGCCAACAGGGATATTACCAAACGTCATACTCGGCGCGGCTGGCATACCACCACCAACAGGCGTGCTGCCAAACGGCATGCTCTGCGAGGGCCGCGCTTGCGGTCTAACTTGCGCTCGACCAGCCCCGCCGCCGCGCGTCACTGTTGGGCGCGGGGCAGCTTTTGGCGCGATGCTTTCGTCCGGCGCAAGCAAGCCACGCATTTGGCGCAATTTGCGCATACGCTCTTCATCTTCTGACCCATATGGCGTTGCAAGAGCATTGGCCAGCACAGAAAATATACCGCCGCCCTCAAACTCTTTGCCGAACTTGCCAGCGCCACCGCCGTCGATCATATCAATGAAGTCTAGAAATTTATCTGCCATGCTATTTCTTCTTTGCTGTCTTAGCTGATTTTTTAAACGCCTTCGCGGTAGGCGCGCCTTTGCTGCCTACCTTGCGCATCCTTTCGCCAGACCCAGCAGCAATGCGCTTACGCTTCGCGTGGATATTAGCGTACAAACCCTTCTTCGGCATTCTATGCTCCTTC